AGACTTACTGCCATCCAGAGGTGGATCAGTATGAGCAAACCGTTCTGCTAGACGTGCTTAAAATGCTGGACAAATTACAACAAATCGAGGGCAAGAAATGATCAAGAAACAACTTGATAAACTAATGACTCCGCGCTTCACAGGCGGCGCAATGATCGTGGCCTTCCTGTTTGGCTATGTAATCGGAGCAATCCTACTGTAATCTACCAAGACGGTTTCTTGGGCTCATCCTTTGAAGCCGTCTTTTCATTCAATTCACGTTCGATCAAAATCTGAGTGTAATGCACCACCTTCCGCAAGTCATCGACCCCACCCTTAGATCGCCATCTGCTAATGTACTTCACAACATTTGCCTCACACCATCCCATATCATTCGCTAATATGTATTCCGTTGGCTGAATCATCATCAGCTTGTAGTGGTTGCCGCCAATCTGCTCGTCAAATGCGCTCATTTAATCCGCTCCACGTTTACCTTTAATCTGCCTTCTTCCCCGTAGTCTTTGTGAAGAATCACGCAGGTCATACTCCGAGAACTGGCATAACCAGAGGAAGCGTGCCAAGCATCTGCGGGTGCTAGGATGTTCCAAGACTCGAACAGCGCGCCGCCATATTCCTCTTGGTTCTTGTGGTGTATGTGTCCCGTCCATACGAAAGTGTGCTCCGCTTCGCCCCATTCTTTCCTGAGATTTGACACGATTGACCCGTGTAGATTGGACATCTTAATCCGATCACCGTGATGGGTCACTACCAGATTCTTGCCCCACTGCCACCAGATAAACTTGCTGGCGTTATCGAATACGTTAACACGCGGATCATCCTCAAAGTATAAGCGCATGACCTCGTTCAGCCACAACGCAGCGTCTGGATCATGATTACCCCTTACATTCACAAGCCAGACTTCGGCATGTTTCTCAAGCATACGCAAAACGGTACGCTTTATAACGTTGCTAGCAGCCCTAATGGTCTTTGAGTACCGACCGTCAGAGTCAAGTAGGTTCTTGCTGTTAGGTGTTGAGCTGGTGGAATCGTTGACGTGCATAAAGTCGCCAAGGTTTACCAATACCCCGACCTTGCCCGATGGCGCTACACTGACCAGCCGATCAATCGCACTTTCTAGCAGTCGTTGAGATATCTTGACATCATAGTCCTCGCCCATCGTTTCAGTGTGGTGAGCAAGCATCCCAAGATGGTGATCGCCAATAATGTAGCTAACCATATAATCGTCATCAATGCCTTGGGGCGCGTCATTGGGGGCATGGATTCCTGTGACCTCATCTTTGAACCCCTCCACAAATTGAGCAATTAATTCTTCCAGCTTTTGCCGTTCTGGCTCTTGGATATGCCATTGCAGGACAATCTCGTTGTCCATGTTGTAAGCGGTACTGATGCGCTTGGTGGTGAATCCCGGCGCCGTCTGCCGATTGACATTCTGCGCGGGTGCTACGCCTTGGAGCGCTGCTCGTCTATGAACGCCCGCAAGTGCTTTATTAATTCTTCTGGGATTTTTGCCTAACTCTTTAGCAATCTCGGTCTGATTCATACCGCCCAAAGTCATTTCGATTATTTGACGTTGGTAATCCGTATTGCAAAAATCCAAATGTTCGGGTCTTGTTATGTATTTAATACTCATCTTCTTGCCAAGCCATGTTGTAAAACGTGTGAGCTGCTATTTGCAACCGGCCAGTAAGCGCGGCTATTGAATCAGGATCTGTTGAAAAGGTGCCGGGCATGTCCAAGTCATATCCGTTATGCTTTTCTGTGACGATGACCGCGCCCATCAATTCGCCAGCTTCGCACTCTGTTAGCAAGCGCTCCAAAACAATTCTTACTTCCTCAGCATGAGGGTCTAGGACTGTGATTGTGCCCATTGCTTGTTCTGATCTTGATAGTGGGTCAGCATCGCTTTGAGCTCCTCAACGGTATATTTTTTTGGTTCATGCGGCCCTTCTAACCACTCAAGCTTGTTTAAACCTATCTTTTTCAACAAGTTTGAACGATATTCTGACAAATTACCACTTTTGTAGTTGTTACAAACTGAGCACTGCTTGTGGCAATTGTCCTCGCAGAACCGTAGTGCAGGATGACCGCCCACTGTCTTGTAGTGCCCGGCATGGTACTGACCTTTGTGATGCCGGTTGCATGATATGCAAGGGTCTCTGCTGTCGCGGTTGCGGATAAATTTGTTGAACTCGACTTGAACCCGTTTAAGCCAATGCTGCTTGTCGTTATCTTTTGCTTTTTTCTTTTCTAGCCGCGCAGCTTTCTTGTGGAGTTTGGCTGATTCTTGCCGCCCAAAGTCAACCAAGCACTCGGTGTTGTTGCAGGTCTTTTGGAAGCTGCTGAACTGAGGCGTGAACGGTTGCAGACATATCTTGCATTTCTTGGCCATGCTACTCCATTGCGGTTAGGTGAATGCCTAATTCTCGCAAGTGCTGGGCGGTTTTGTCCAAGAATTCTGAGTGCTGCTTTACGGTCATGGCGCTGGTCACTGGAAAGTCAAAAGGCTCAACCATCAATTCCAGCTTTTGCTCGTAAGCCATCGGCCTAATGATGCGTTGGTATTTCTCTCGGTATTCCAGCGAGTCCCGTTGCAAGATCCGAACCCCAAAGTGGAGCTTACAATAAGCGCGGTATTCCCAAGACTTCATGTCTCCCTGTTCTTCTGCGTCCCGCCACCATTGCCACATCATGCGATTCTGCTGTAGCGTTCTATCCTTTTTCGCTTTCTTGATCTGAACGTCAACTGGGTATTCCAAATCAATCTCGGACAGCATTTTGAACAATCTGTCTCGATCTTCGTTGTTCGACATAGTGATATGAACGCATTCAGTGCTGAGCCGCTCTTTGCTCAAAACCGGTATTTGATTTGGTGTTTTCATCTTTTGCCCCCAGCTTCACTTAAAACTTTTACCCGGCTCAGGGCAAGCTTGTGTCTGCGGTATTCTTCCCGGCTTGGTTTATGCCCTTTGCTTAATTCGTTTTCATAGATCTCAATGAAGTAAGCATCTTCCATAGCGCTTTCGCGGGTTGCTCGGCTCAGGTGTTTTCTTCCGTTTGGCTTCAAGGGATCAGTGAACAATGCGCTTATCGGCAAACCTAGTGCCTCGACCACTTCCAATCCAGTCGCGTCGCAATTAAAGCAATGCATGAGCACCTTTCCATCTTTTTCTGTTATCCCAAGGTTTTGACTGCTACCTTGATGCACCGGGCACCTTGAATAATACTGAGTCCCGTGCTGCTTGACCTTATCCAGTCTGTTTAAGATTTCTTCGATCACTGTTCGCTCCCTTGATTTGTAAATACTTGATAAAACCGCCGACCTCTGGCAGTTGCTCTTGCTGGTATTCTGGTTTGATTTTATTGGGCCAGACCCCAAACTTTGCGCGGTAGGCCCAACTTGACCAACCTTGCTTGTAACCTTTCCGGCTTGCGTGCTGCTGTAAATCCCCAAGCCAGCGTGCTTTTTGTTCGATCGTGTAGGTTTTGTTGCTTTTCTTAATCTCTTTCAGGATCTGATTGTCAGTTTTAATGAGCTGCGCCCTTGGAACCTCGTACCCGCATTCACACCTTGGGATTATCATTACCTGATAACATTCTGGGCAGTCTTGTGTCCTTGGTTCTTTCTTGTCTTTCGTTTGGTTTCTCTCGCGGTACTCTTTCTGACCCTTGTGTAATTCTTCTGGGCAAATTTCTTCAGCAAAACCGTGGCGCGATACGTTCCCGGCGTGATCTAAGATAATTGCATGGGGTTTGTCTTGGTGCAACCTTAGTACCCGGCCCACCCGTTGAACGTACTGCGTGATGCTCTTTGTTGGAAAGGCATCGATCAAGCAACGAACTGACGGGGCATCGTAGCCAGTATTAAGCAACCTAGAACAGCTCAAGACCTTGAACTTGCCTTCATCATGCTCCCGGTAGAGTATCTGCCGTTCATCGTCCTCCATGTACCCGTCAATATGCTCGGCTGGTATACCCGCCGCATTAAACATCCTCACCAATGTTTTGCTGTGGTTGATCGATGGGCTGAAAGCTATTGTTTGCGAGTTCTCGCCATACTTGCGCCAGTTCTCAATTATATCCCCGACCAAGTGAGTATCTTCCTCAATCCGTTTGGATAATTCCGTTGGGTCAAAGTCGGTGCCGCCTGTCTGTATACGCTTGGTCTTTATCCCCTTGACGTTAGGTTGTCTGCCGCCGTAATACTTGGCAGGGGCCAAATAACCTTGATCCATTAGCTCGTTTGAGTTGATCGGCACAATCAGGTCGCTGTAATGATCCCCCAAGCCTTTCGCGTATGGCGTGGCGCTCAACCCAATAAACGGCACCGCGCTGTACGATGACATCATATTGGTCAAGGTCTTGTAATGAACATGCGCCTCATCAACAATGATCAGGTTAGCCATCGGCCATTGTCTGCGTCTTGCTAGGGTTTGAATTGATGCAATTTGTATCTTAGAAGTCCACTTTGACCTAGGATGATTCCACCCTTGAATCACGCCAGCCTCAACTCCGTGCTTGTCAAACTCCAATATGGCTTGCTGAACCAGCTTGATGCGGTCGCAAATAAATAATCCCGTGAGCCCTTTCTTTGCTGCTCTGGATAACATCTCAACGGCTACCCTCGTCTTGCCGAATGAACACGGCGCTGCCAACATTATTCGTTTGTGTCCTTGCTTGATTGACTCCCGGCATAGCTGTATCGCTTTTGTTTGATGTTCCCTTAATTCCATGCGCTCTCCTTTTATTTTTGGCACAGTTCAGCTTTTTCCCTTTGCAAGCCATAACCATTCAGATCGTTACTCTGTTTAGGTCTTTATTGGCTACATCCGTTCCTGGATAACAAACTTTTTTTTGCTATCCAGGCCTGAGATGCGGTACTCATATGCTTTCGCATTCCTGATCAGTCGCTACCTGATCAACCCACTTGGGCCTTTGCGTATCGGACGTGAATCAGGTCAAGCTGACAGACCTACAACGCGCTCACGAATTACTGCTATTTGGATTGGACGCACAGTTTAGCGCCACTGTCCATCAGCGGGGTATTCAATGAAGATTGCAAGTATGGTAGGATATGTATCGTGTCGGTTGTGACTCGATTCTTCGCCTTGTTGCAATCGGACATTAAAGGGGTTGGTAGCCCCGCCGACACATTTACTTTAAAACACCTCTCAACAAATTAAAAGCCTTTTTTTAAAAATGACCTTGTGGTACGCTTCTCAAAGCTTCCTTGCTGGTTGCTCCCCGGCGTTCCCTTACGCCATTGGCCTCGGTCGTAGTGATTACTCATTACGGTCGGGGCTTTCTTATTTGCACCACATAATTTTCTGACGCAACAGCTTGATCTGATGAACCTGATTGTTTTCATCGAACTCAATTGAACAACCGTCACTTTTCGCCCAGTATTCTAGGCGCTGACGACTAATGCCGAGCACCTTAGCCAGTGCGTTCAGGTTAGTTCCGGCGTGATCTACAAATCCATAAATTGACATTTCTCTCATGACGCTCTCCTAGTGATCTCGATATTGTACCGGATAAATAAAGCAAAAAAAAGTTTGTATTTTAGTTATTTTATCCATTACAATTAAGGCTCAACCAGCAAGGAGAACGACATGAACAACCCCGGTAATTGGCACAGCGACTACATGAAATTGTGCAAAAAACGAGATGACGCTGAGCTTCGATATGTTATTGAAGATTGTAGGGCTGCAATCGAGGCAATGCCTGAAAACCCAAAATGCGGTCAGTATATGGACGAAATACATTATTGCGCAATGGAATTAAAGCGCAGATAAACGTGTTGCGCTGCAGGATTAAAGCGCAGATAAATGTAACAGGGGCTTCGGCCCCACAAACCAGCAAAGGAGTAACACATGAGCAACCAAACCCCTGAGAATTTAGTCAGTGATCTTGAAGATTGGATCTTTGAGATTGCTAGGCTTGTAAGAAGCGGTCATCAATTATCGCCTGAAGCATTGGCGTTCTTACAAAACATCCACCCAGCGTTGGATAAGCTGAGTGAAGAAATGCTTGAAGACGAACATGCGTGGAACGAAATGGAGCAAGCAGAAGCCGAGGAGAGAGACGTTATCATTAATGCTTACCTGCAATCAGTAAGGGGTAACAGATGATTCCCGACTGGATCCTGTCATTACAGTCTAGTGCTACTTGGGCTCGTCGGTATGAGAACCGAGCCAGCTTTCAGTGGGACGAAGACGTTGTAGAAGAACTGCAAATTATTGCAGACCGATTAGAAACTTTATTATCTGAACAAGAGGAGAGATACGATGAGTGTATGGCAAACACTAAGCTCAATTAATGTTAATGACCACACCGAAAGCAAGGGCAACTTAACCTACCTGTCATGGGCTTGGGCTTGGGCTGTAACCAAGCAGCATTACCCAGAGGCAACGTATGCTTTCTTGGCAAACGAGATTCACAAAGACGAGACAATGACAGTTCACTGCATTGTTACCATCGAGGGCATATCTCACGAAATGTGGTTGCCCGTAATGGATCACCGCAACAACGCTGTCCAAAATCCCAACGCCTTCCAAATCAACACCGCCAAGATGCGATGCTTGACCAAAGGCTTGTCGATGCATGGGCTAGGCTCTTACATTTACGCTGGCGAGGATCTGCCAAAAGGCGAGCCAGAAAAAACCTACGAGCAATGGTGCCAAGAAAACAACGACAGCATCATTGCTATTAAAGCAGGGATTGCCAACGATGATTT